TGTTGCTGTTGCTGTTGCTGTTGCTGTTGCTGTTGCTGTTGCTGTGGTGCTGGGGGTTGTCCTTGCTGACCTACATCTGGCGGAAGACGAGGAATGAGGAGGGATGTTCTCGCCTCCGCTCCATAACGGACATTCTTATAAAAACCAGTTGAGAGTTGTTGGAGTATATCTATTAGGGATGCTTCGTTTTGAACCCTCGCCACGCCCCCTTGTGCTGCTATACCTTGTTTAAAAGAGTTAATCTGTTGTATTCCATTTGCGAAGAATTGGAGAAGGTCATCCTTTAATTTCTGGCGGACGTAGTTATAATCACCAGCGGTCGCTGCTTGAAAATTTGGGTCGGTCTGCTGACCCTTGAGATAGGGATTAACCCTCGCCACCAATTTATTCCAAGCAAGAGAAACCTTGCTGAAGTCGGCGAACCCACGCTCAACTGCGTCTGGAGAGTTCATATCCGTCAGTCCGTCGTTAAGGGCGTTCTTGACATTTTCAATATCCTTGTTAAACTGAAAAGCGATTGCTTGAATTTTGTCGTTAGGAGGCATCTCGCTCTGTGGGAAGATTGCGACTTGCTGTTGCTCTCGTTCAAAGACCTTCTTATTCGCCCTCAAATCTTCATCCACGCATTCTCGGTTTTGTCGGTTCCGTAGGGATAGAACTACCATATTCTCGTTTATAATAAATATGTATATATTATATTTATTATAATATAATTGCTAAATTATAATCCATTACAGATTTTATTTGCGATAAGAAGCACCAGCGGATTTCAAAGCGTCCTTGAATGAGACGCCGTGTTTGGAAGCATATGCCTTGACGTGGTTAATCCACGCAGAAGAACCGCCACGCTTTCCGCCGATATTGCTGTGAAGTTGGGCGACTGGGGTCAAAGCACGACCGCCATACGACATAGCAGAACCCTCATAAGCGTCTGGAGTGCCGAGTGCGTATCCGCTCTTCAATTTCATATTGCGACCGCCACACGAATACAAAGGCATAGCACCGCAACCACTCATATAACCCCTAGTGGCGACGTTGCGAGGAGGCATCAATCCCTCGCCTTGTGCGTCGTTGTCGTATCCATACAAACTCTCTTGACCCATAGCAGCGACGTTCGCTTGACCTCCGCTCAAATACAATCTCTTACCACCAGCACCGAGAGCGTAGTTCTTTTCCTTATTGCGTCGCTCGGCATCCTTGAGACCCTTGACTTCCATACCGATACGTTCATCCTCTCGGTCAAAAAGGTCTTGTGCTCTCATAGCACCGCCATATGCGAGGTCGTAGGGAGACATTTTACCTACCCCAACTGTATAACCAGACCCCCTACACGCAGCACAGCAAGAACGACGACCAACACCAACCGTCATACCCTTACCTTTCGCTGGTGTTAGTTTCTGTTTGAGTGCTTCCTTCGCTGCGTCCGCTGCGATAGGGAGGAGGTTGTCCTTCGCCCAGACCGCACCCTCCTTGATATAGGGAGCAGCAGCAGTAGCGATAGGGGAGACCACTCGTGCGATGTCGCTCGGTATTTGTTTAATCTTATCCCACAAGTCGCCGAAGAACCCAGAACCCCTCATAATAGGGTGTCGTTTGCCGAGACCGAATAGTTTGCCGAATGCTTGACCCAACGCTGGTGCTGCTGCCATCGCCAACGAGGCGAGTAGGGGGTTGCCACCAGTAGCACGACCACCAGTTACGCCGTAGGCACCGCCCTTGCTTTTCTTCATCGTATCCATACCGACCTTGTAGGCAATATCACGCATCTTTGCTAAACCCTTCTTCAATCTAGGGTCGGCGGATGCCTTCAAATCTGCCATCATAGCGGACTTCACTTGCCTCGCACCTCCAGTATAAGCACCACCGAAGAGTTTGCTGACTAAACTACCGACTAGGGGGGCAGCAGCGGAGGCGAGGAACATAGGGAGGAAACCCCCAGTCATTTTGCCACCAGTAGGGCGACCACCAGTAGGACGACCGCCACAAGGACGACCGCCAGTTATACCATAAGAACCGCCCACCTCACGAGACGCTTCTTCAAAAGAACCGCCAACCATTTCATCCTCATACTCATCCTCATAAGCACCAGCACCCTCCATACCCTCGTCTTCTTCGCTCAAATAATCATCCTCGCTGTCTTCGTCTCCACGACCAGCACCGTTGAGATGGTCTATCATTTCTCCCTTGCGTCGCTGAAGTGCGTTGCTCTTTGCCGTCAAGGCACGATTGTAAGCATCATTATAACCAACCATTTTCGTTTATAATATGTCTTAATATAATTATTTTAATATTATTTACCTACCAATATTATTTACATCAATCCATCAATTTCTATTATTTCTACTCCGTGATTTTTTACAGCGACAATATTCGCCGAAACAGTTGGGGGTGGTGGATTTGGTTTGTTAATGACAATCTCGGTTAGTCCGTTGGTGATATTAGGGCGTTTCACCCTCTCACCCTCCACTCGTGGGTATTTTACCTTGTATGCCTCAATTACGTCATCTGGAATAATAGGGGCAATCTCTTCTAGATTTTTAATATCCGTTCGTATCATATTGAGTGCCTCCTTTGCCTCCAATCTCACCTCACGTTCCAACGCCAACTCAACTGATATTTTGCGACATATCTGGGCGTATTGAAGGGATACGAGGCGGTGTCGTTCGCTCCGCTGTGCGAGTTGGAAGAAACTATCCAACGCCTTAATACATCCAATAACCACGCTAAATATACCGAGAACGATATTAATATCCTCGTAGTCAATCTTGATGCCAGTTGCGAACCCAATCGCCGATGACCCTATGATGACTGGTATATTGATTGCGTTGCTGTATCGGTTATACTTCTCGTGCGATATGCGGTGTAGGATGGATAAACTTTCCGCCTTTTCTGCCTCGCCTTTTAGAAGGTTTTCTAAATCGTCGTCGTATTCTGGTTGTTTTGCCATTTACCTAATATGGTGAGATAATTTTAATAACATCAACCATCAAATCACCAAATCACCAATTTTCTTCGTTTTTTGAGAAATCCCCAAAAGACGAAAATCATCTACCAAACTACCGCTCCTTAAGCAGATACAAATCCAGCAGCGGAAGGGCGAAGAATAACATATGACACACGGACGGCAACAGCGACGGCAGCACCAGCAGCATCAACAGCGGTTATAGTAGCAGAACCATCAGCAGTTACGCACCTCAACTGAACGGCAGCGGAAGCGGTTCCAACAGCGGTGGCAAACTGAGCGATACACAAATCACCGACGGAGATGTTAGAGTTGGCAATCGCTAAAATACCAGTAGCAGCAGTAGCGACACTATCTCCAGCAGCAATCACAAAATCCTTAAGAGACATTCTAAATGGTTGTTATAATATACTATAACATTATTATTTTAATATTAATTCTACACATTTAATATTAATTTAGACTTTGGTAGTTTGGTAGGTCAAAATCCGCTAAACGATAAAATCCAAAATCGCCTAAAAATTGGTGATTTGGTGATTGACGCTTTGCCTAATACAAGCGGTCATCCATAGCACTTCGGCGACCAGAAGGGCGACCACTACCGCAAACCGCCTTCATAACCTCCTTTCCACGAGGGTCGCTCTTAACCATCTCCCTCAAAGAAGGAGCAACCATAGAAGCGACTGAACCCAGACTGTCAAGGAGACCACCACCGACAAGACGCTCCACATCACCGCTGGAGTGGGGTGCTTGGGATGAGGCAGACAGCACATCATCCTTCGTGAGGATGCCAGTATAAGTTGCTGATTGACCTTTTTCACAAACAAAGAGACCGCTGTTGAGTGTGATGAGAACCATCTCAATAGGCATAGGGGCAGCAGCACCGATGGGTGCTTCGGTGTAGTTGCTGACCTCCAAAGAGAACTGGAGGTTGAAGTTTCCTAGAGACCCAGCAGCGTAGTAGTCTTCGGTAATCTGGACGTGGCGACCCATATCCAGCATAAGGTAAGAACCAGCGGTGGCAATCTGTTTGCCTTGCCCAGTTGCCGATGCGACAGTAGAATAACCCCTAAACTCCTCCCACGACTGGTTGGAACCAGCCTCCACGCTGTAGCGATACAACTGGTCTTGGGTTGCGGACGCCAAAATACCAGACTGGTTATTAAAGTTAATGCTAATCTGGCGAATAGCAAGAGCAAAGTCGCAGTCGCTAATCAACTGAGAGGATTTCGCCTTGCGGACAAAGATAAGCAGTTTGTCTGGAATTTGGTTCAACTGAGTAGTAGTAAAGGTGAGACGAGTATTCGCTGGTTGGAGAATAGTGGCGGTGGAAGCGGAAGTAGCGGTATTACGAGTAGCATAAGCGATAGAAGCAGTCTGGGTAGATAAGTAGCGAGGCATCTCCCAGTAAGGGACGACGTTGCGTGCTGACAACATATCACTCGGTTTGGGGGTAAGGAAGTTGAAGATGAGTTTGCTGTTGGTGTAAGAAAGGACGGAAACGGTTGCTGGGGCAGCAGCGTTGCTCTCCCAAAGGTTTCCAGAACGCCAAATACGAGAGGTATTATCGGTTGAGAGGTTGAAGACGACGTTCAAATTCTGGATGCCATAGAAACCTTGTCCGCTGTGAGATGATTTACACCACATAAAAGGAGATGCCAAAAGAGGTTCTCGCACGGTGTATTTCACATAGTAGGTGATGGCAGCACCTCCGTTGAGTGCTGGGAGGGCGGTGATGGCGTTGGCACCAGTTGCGTCAAAGTTGTTAGAACCGCTGACTTGAACGTCCAAAAATGAACCACGAGCGTAAAGGTCGTTGTCAAATCCGTTAGTAGAGGCGTTGCCGAGAGGGTTGTTATTGGCACCGACGGCGTCGCTGTAGCGGTTATAAACATCAAACATATTGGGGGTCATTCCGTTATATCTCATCAATTCACGCTTGTCGTGGAAGCGGAGAATGACTGGAAGGACATCGTTCATATTGACAGAGACGCTGTTGTTGTTAATAGTGAATTGCTGTGTTAAACAAGCAGAGTGAAGGGGAAAGGGTCCTAAAGCGTTGCTGACACCAAGGTTGGCAGCAAGAGTGCCAACTGGGACACCAGCAGCGAGGGCAGCAGCGGACGCTGCTGCTGGGATAGTGACTGACGCTATAACGGTGCTCTCCCAGATGACACGGCGGTCAATAATGGTGGTCTCGCTAGGGACTTGGATGTTGTATGTGTGCGAGTTAGGGGTGGCGGAGATGGCGTTGAACTCGGCAACGGTGATATTTTGACCGCTTTTCTGGACGGCATACTTAATAGCGTCCTTACAGTTAAGGCGTTCATCACGGACAAGAACTTTCTGGAAGTCGGCGGAAGACATTATACGGATGTTATAATATAGTATAACATTATTATTTTAATATTAATTCTACAACAAATATTAAAAAACGCTAAAAGATGTTCCTTAAAGAACCCCTTGAAAATCTTTTCTACGGAACATTAACTTCAACGAAGAATTACAACCACTCGCTAAACGGAACTGATGGACTTGACCGAATGTATCCTTCCAATTGACGCTAATTTCAATCGCAGATAAGGGGGCGTTTCCGTTGAGGTCAAATAACCTATATTCTGCGGTAGGGACATAATTGATGGATGGTTTATTCTGCCAACCCTTTTCCAACGGAACTTCTAAATCTGTTAGGATGTTGCTAATACCGCTATTATTTCCAGCAGTAGAGAATGAAGAACCAGCACCGAACAAAACTGGAGCGGATACAATAGAGGGTGCGATAGGGAGCAAAGATGTTGTGAAGACGATGCTCTGGACTGGGTTCCATAGGGGAGTGGTGGGGTATTCTTGGGACACCCTTAAGCAACTCTTTCCAGAATAGGAAGGTAGGACGGACAACGCTCCAGTCGCAGTATTCGCTAAATAGGGGTTGGTGCTGACAGTATTGGGGAAGTATAACATCCAGTTTCGCCCAAATGTAGTAGGCATAGGGGCGGTTCCACCAGAGTTGCCAAATCCGTTTTGGAATGCTGTGAATGAACTAAATAAGTTGAATAATGGTGCGTTCATAAAAATCTGTATAGGAGCAGCAGCGAGGGCAGCGTTGAGTGTTGGTGTGGGGTTATTTGGTGTGGGTGTCTCGTATAACTCTTGGGGGACAACCCACGTGGCGATATTCGCATCTTCATCCCAGTATAGATATGGGAAGTTCGCAACGGTATATCCACCGATAGGGTGTGCTGTTATAAAGTCATTCCACGCTGACCTTAATGCTGTATTCACCATATCAATAAAAGGTTTGTATGTGAATGTGTAGTAGTATTCACTCACGAGTGCCGATGGTTCAACTGGAGATGTTGGAGTTGGGAATAAGACGACGGATGACTGGGGAACGAATGATAGAAACTTCTGGATGCCGTTGGGTTCAAGAGTAGGGTGAGCGAGAGTGATGCTATATACGAGCAGATTGGGGTCTGCTTGTCCTACTTGGACTTGGGGGATAATAACTGGTAGTGAAGGTGTTTCTAAACTAAACCGAACCACAGAACAAAAGTAGTCGCTGGGGTTGGTGAGGTAGGGACTATTCCTAATCTCTGTAAATTGAAGGAAGGGAGGTCTCTGTGTTCCAGTTGTGTCGTTATTTAGGATATTCAAATCATAGTAGATATGATATGGTTCGTATGATATACGAGAGTTAAAATCAATTCCACTCATTAATGCGATATATAATTACATTATACTATTATTTTAATATTTAATACCCCTTAAATAATCAAAAAAAGACCATTTGCGACCTATATCCGTGTAATAATACAATAAAAATACAATAGGATTATTTACAATACCTAAAATCTGTAAAAATACAACCAATACAAGTAAAAATAAATTTATTTTTACTGTATTATTACCCTAAATTGGTTGAGTAAATAATCTAATAGACCCCTAATGGATTATTTACTGATGATTTTAGATTATTACGGCGTAGGGTCGGCGATACAAGGGGAGCATTCAACCTTTTTGGGTCTTCCAACACCCCTCGCCTCCGTCGCTGCCTTCAACTGGCATTTGGTCTCAAGCATAGCGTCGCTTAATTGATGGAGTTGCGTCTGGTAGTCCTTAATCTGCTTCAACAATTTATCTCTGTGTTCCGCCCAGACCCTATGTGCTTCCGCCCTTTCCTCCTTCTCCTTCTCAAGTTCCTTTACAAGTCGCTCTCTGTCTTCCATTCGCTGACGCTTATCATCAAGCAATAGGTTAATCTGCTTCTGCTGACTTTCAGCAATCAAGTCGGCACTATCCTTCAACTTATCCAACTCCTCAATAGTGGGGGGTGGTTTATGGTAGATGTGGAATGAATGCTCTTCCGCTAAATACTGGCAGATGTGCTTGTGTGGGATGCTGTGAAGCGTCTCCCATATCTTATCATCGTCGTCCATCTCTTTCACTTCAAGGGAGATATTCTCAACCTCGCTACTGGAATTCTCACCAAGTCGCATACGGAGGCGTGTATTCTCCTCGCAAAGGCGTAGGAGGGTGTCAATCGCATAACTCATCGCAGTCGGCATTTTGCTTCTATGATTGTATATATCATATGTCTTTATATTATTTAAGATTATTATTGTATTATTACAAATCACCAAATCACCACTTTTTCACGATTTTCTGGAAATCCCTAAATCGTGAAAACCATCTACCAAACTACCAAACCTCAACGACACCCAACGGTGATTTTGTTAGGGAGAGTTAGTGTTATATTAGGGTTAGGGCATACCGCAGTTGCGACCTTACCTATCGTCGTGAGGATAGGACGCAGTTTCAGTTTCGCCTCTGTGTGTGCTGAGAAGTCAATCTGTTCGCCAATCATTTTATAATATAGTTCTATATCTTTTTTTATATCAATCATTCCTTAATATATGTTTGGTTCATTTCGGCGACCGAATGACCCATCTGTTCCGCTGTCTCCTTCTGCTCCGCAAGTTGCTTTCCAAACTTCTTTGTGGTGTAGATATGGCGGAGCATAGACGACCCAATCTTCTTTCCAAATACCCTATTGAGGATACGAGTGATTGTATTAATCATAAAGGGTTTGTCATTCCATAGGGTCAAGAAGGGTTCAATAAACACAGACGCCTCTTTCTTGCTCTTCTTCGCTGGAGTTTGGAGACGACGCAGAATACCCTTCTTATCAAAATACAAGGCAAGGATGTCGTGGAGTTCTTTGGGTATAGGGACGATTGTCTCACCATATTTCTTGGATGTCTTGTAGTTCCTAAATATAAACCTCCGTCCGTTCCAATCAAGGATATTGTTTCCACTCAACGCCTCGCTGACTTCTGGAGTAAAAGCGGAGACAACCTTCATATTCATATAGTCGCCGTTGCGTCTAGGGGGATTGAGAACATACAAGGATAGGACTACAAGGTCAAGCAATTTGTTATACTCACCCTCCGTTATAGGGGAACTCATCTGCGTCGTATTATCTCTCAATCCATCGTAGATGTGTTCCACATCACTCCAATCAATCCAATTCGCATTCTGCGTCTCCGTCTTCACGCCGTTATGGTTCGCCTCGTTCAAGGTCTTATTCAAGTCAATCATCGTCTTATAATATTTTTTGAGGAGTGGGTCAATACCCTTCTCCCCCTTAAAGGACGATAGGGAGGATACGATAGAGATAAGAAAACCTCTCTGTGTGTTGCCCTTATAACCTTTCAACTTCTCCATAATGTCATTATATTTTTTGAGGAAGTTGAGATTATTAAGGGGTTTGTTTGCGTTCAGTTTCTCAAGGTTGCGGACGTATAGGGAGACCGAACTATCAGTCAATCCTCTCTCCTTAAGTTTGGCAACAAGGGTGGCAGTAAAATCCATTTCAGTTGTATATATAATACAGATATATTTATATTGGTTATGGGAATAATATAAATAGATTATTTTTGGTAGTTTGGTAGATGATTTTGGCGATATTGGAAATCTTGGAAAACGGCGAAAAAGTGGTGATTTGGTGATTTATCAACGACGACCCTCACCCCTACTACGTTTAGCGTTTCGCATTTCTTGGGCGACATCTCTCCATTCTTCCGTTGCCTTCGCCCAATCATATCCCAAATCACTATCATCACCGACCATCCATCTATCCTCACCTCTCGGTTCAAAATTACCCCAATTAAAAGGGGGTTCGCCTTCCTCAATAGGGAATGTTAAATCCTTGTCTAATGTTAAATGTGGGGTCAATCCTCTACTCGCATTTCTGCTTCTAAACTTCTCCAAAAATGACTGCTTCTGTCTATCATCTATACCTCTTATTGCTTCTAATCGTTGTGTCTCATCACCGATTTCTTGTATTGCTCTCAACCTCTCAAACTGTCTGCGTAGTGCTGGATTATTTACTAGGAAGTGGGGATTTGCCTCAACCATCCGTATAACATCTAATACTTGATTATCCACAATCCTATCTACGTCTGCCTTCTTATTCGCTGCCCTTTGCTCCGCCCTACGCTTGGCAGCAAGTTCCTCTGGGGTGCTTCCACCCCTCATACCACTTCCATAGAACCTTCTCTCAACAGCATCTCTGTCAGTATAGTCAAAGATAGGATATGACTTGGGGGTTTCATCCGCACCACCAAACAATTTTGATGGATTGGGTATTCCAACACTTCCAAACCAACTATTACCCCACGACTTATCTTGCTCTTCCTTTCGTCTCCTAGCACCCTCATCTATCGTGTTCTTTATCCTACCAAGTATATTGCCTTGTGATGCTTGGTCGGCGAGGGACTTACCCAGATTACCAACAATCGTATCAAAAAGACCACTACCAATCGGTTTAAAATCTGGGCGTGAGCGTTGATTGATTAGGTCTTGGAATGTGGTGCTTGGGGGTCTTGTGATGACTGGTCTAACCGAGTAGTCCAGTTTTGGAGGAGGTGGTGGTTTGGGTATTACACCCTTATTCTTGACACACGCCTCATACGCCCTACGCTGTCGCTCTCTACCAGAATTAGGACCTACATCTTGAGTGACTGGTTGTTGTAGTATCCTCTCGCATTCTGGATACGAAGGTTCTTTCTTATCTAAAAAACGAGAAAAGTCCATAGGGGGTTTATACATTAATCCAACATTATTTTCAATTCCTTTTCCACTCATTAATGGAATTACTGTATTAATATTATGGCATTCAATAGACCCCTTCGTTGTATCAATCGCACCAGCATCCTCGCCTCGTGGGTTCGCCTTTGGAATGACTTCTAAATTTCCATTCGTGATAAACTTTCCTAGAAGGTTGTATAGAACATCGCATTCTATATATACTCGGTGATTGTCGTTTGGCACAGCAAACATCCGTCTCTCTATCGCTGGATTAAATGAGACCGCAGATGATATGAGACCATCTTCCAGCAACTCATCCATTATCGCCCCAGATAGAGAATGACCGACCCCATAATAGATGGGGTCTCTCACTCGCAGATAATCCTTTGCTATATCTTGAAACTCTTTGATGTCCGCAACATCATCAATATACCTACCGCTATTGCGAACATTCCTCGCCGTGTTGGCGTCTTGGACTATCGTCCTAATAATACCTAAATCGGCGGAGATGTCGTTTATGTCTGTGAATGCTGTTCCACGCAACGCAATAATAAATATATTGCTCTTCTTATTCACACGGAATATGGCGAGGGTCGGCGACTTGGCAATCTGGGTATATCCTTGTATCTCTGGGTCATCGTCCGCCTTATATGTAGAAGCAACCATCTTGGCAAGGTCTTCCAGCGGAGGCATATCTATCGGTCGTCTCAACCATCCGTATTTGATTTGAGAAGGATTGAACCCAGAGGGGCGAACTATCATATCGCTCACACCAACAAACGCTCGTTTTAGAAGGTTCTGGAAGAACCCACCACCTTCCATATCCGCCTCACTCGCATATAACGCTTTCAGTTGTCGTTCCGCCCTACGCTTTGGTAAGGGGTCATTTGAGAAGCATTTTTTAGACCTCTTTTTACAGACCTTAAAACCCTTATCTATCTTTCGTATTTCATACGGCATTTCTTTTATTATAATGAAGATTATATTTATTAAATATTATACTATTATATACATATATAACAAAAGAAGTAAAATGTCATTTGGAAGTTTCTGGGGGACTGACCCTAATGACCCTAACACTTATGAAAAAATACTCTCACGATACTTGGAGGGCGGAGCAGCAGGACAGATGAACCTTAATGACGTCCTACAAAACGGAAACAACGCTGGAAACATAGGTATATCAAACCTAAATATTACTGACGCTGTGGAAGTCCAAACTGGTCTCCTAGCACAAGGCAACTTCGCTGCCCTTCGTGTGGGTGATGCTGGTGATAATATACAGATACTCGGTGCGACGGCAAAGGGTTCAATATTGGTGGGTGATGGGGCGAATACACAATCGTTAGGGGTTGGGGCGAATGGGTTAGTTCTAACTGCGAATAGTGGGACTGCGACTGGATTGGAGTGGGCAGCAGGAGGGGGTGCTGCTGGTGTCGCCTCTGTCGCTGCTGGGGTGAATGAGAATATTACTATAACTGGCACGGCGGTCAATCCTATCGTCGGTGTCTCTAACCCTTTGAATGGTGTTCTCAATATTGGAACTCAAAACATTACTGGAACGACTGGTGATATAATCCTAACAAACGCCCCCAACCAGACAACCCTCGCAGAAGGGGGTCTAACCGCTGTGGATACGGCAGTTGGGACTACAATTACATCTGTCGCCAAAACTGGATTAACTACCTCTACTGCGACGGACAGTATGTCTGCTACGCCAACTGGATTATCAAAAACAGTTGGAGCAACCGCCCTAACTCTTTCAAGCACTACTGCCCCTATACAATTGACACCAGACGCAGGGAAAAATTGTGCCGTTAATATTAGTGGAGTAGGAAACTTCCAAGTCAATCAAACAAGCATAGGAGGGGCGTCGCAACCAGCGACAAGCGTCATCAATACGAATGGTTCCGCAAACGCAGTTCATCTGGACTTATACAAGAACTCACCAAGTCCAGCAAACAACGACGGAATTGCTGGTGTATCCTACCACGCCAACAACGCTGCTGGAACAAAGGTAGAATACGCACGTATCCAAGCAGACCAGCGAGACATAACTGCTGGAAGTGAAAATGGAAGCATCAGCGTTCTCACTTGCGTTAATTCAGCAACCCCCACCGAGTTCTTCCGTTTTAATGGAAGCGGTCTTAGCGTTGGGACGAACGATTTATACAAGCAACTAGACACACGAGGGAATAACATTACGACTACTGCTGGGAATATCAACATATACAACGACCAAGTCGCAGCAGGAGTGATTGCCCTAACGAATGTTGCTCCAAACGGCGGTATATCAATCAACAAATCTGGAACTGCTGGTGGGAACTTATTCATCAACTCTGGGACAAGCACAGTTATTTCATCCAGCGTCAATACCGTATTAAGCGGTGGTGCTGGTGTTGTAGTTCAGCAAAACGCCTCAACACAACCACGTCTTATAACAGAAATAGCGAATGTGAATTACTATCCAGATTACGTATATGATAATCAAAATGTATCCACACCAAACTCAATACCAGCACCAGCAATTCAAGGACAGCGTTTAACCCTAATAAACAAGGGTGTATCTCCTTCTCTGGATTGGATTGCGAGGGGTATAACTGGTGTCAATCCAGCAGGAGTGTATGCGACTTATTCGGCATCAAGCGGATTGATATGGGTTGCCAGAACTGATTTTAATGAGGTTCAAGTATGGGACAGCACATTCTCCACTCAACAAGGGTCAGTTGTTCTTGGTGGAAGTGGAGACCAACGAGCATTTTGCTTCTGGGAAGAAAGCGGTTATATGTTTATCGGCGGTAGTTTTACATCCGTAAATGGAAATGCGACCCAGCAAGGCGGTCTAACAAGGGTGAATACATCCGCTCCATTTACCGAAGACCCCATCTATGATGGTGCTGGTGGTATTAATAGTGTCAATATCGCTGGGTCTGGTTATGGTATTTATACAATAACTACATTCGGCGGAACTATGTATTGTGGTGGAAATTTTCAGCAGTTTTCAAATGGAAGTTCCGCCAATAATATCTTCGCTCTATCATCTTATACTGCTGGAAGTGGTAGTCAAACTTACGACTGGATGAATGGTGGGGTAAATAGTGCCGTTCAAACTTTACTTGGTGCTGGTAGTTATTTATTTATTGGTGGTGATTTTACCAACGTCTATACTGGAACATCCCCAGTATCCTATCAACATCTCGTTTCTTGGACTAGTGGAGTGTATGATTTCGTTGCTGGAAATGCTTGGAATGGTTCGGTTAATACCTTACAATTCGTTAATTCTGGGTCTCTTGTCTTTGTTGGAGGAGCATTTACTATCACATCACAATCCTATTCTTGCTATATTGATTATTTAAGTCCAAACTCATCCGCACAAGACACCACTCTATCCATATCAAACCCCCTAACACGAGGTTCAACCTTTTATAACGGAAATACATATGTATCCACCGTTGCTAATGGTATTTACTATCTAAATTATCCAACGTGGGTATATGACGACGATGCTATTAATGGATACACGCCACGATTTATTGGAAACCTCAACGGACAACTGAACGTTGCTTACCAAGATACGCCAGATTATTACCAAAGAACTTCACTAACGCAAAACGGAGTATGGACGCTTTCAAGTGGGAACTTCAAGTTTAATGGTTTATTATATACAACATTTACTATGGGAATACGAGACCAAGCACAGCAGTTTCTAGGAGACCTAACTGGTGGAACGCCAATTTGGAGACAAATCGCAAATACCCCCTATGGAAGTTTCAGTTAATCAATAAATAACATTAAAATAATAAATATAATATGTTGTTTTATATTATAACATATTATAGATGTCTTTTGGAACATTTTGGGGGACTGACCCTACAAATCTCGTAGAATATCAAAAGATACTACCACAATACCTCCCAGCAGGAGGAGGTGGTGGGATTGCTGCCGTTAATGCTGGAACAAACATCTCTATTCCAAACCCAGCGGTTCCAGTCGTCGCAGTTAGAAATCCTTTAAACGCCCCCCTCAATATTGGGACACAGAATATAACTGGAACAACCGCTCAAGTCCAAATTGCCGACGCAGCATCGGCAGCAAATCTATCTGCTGTGGAACTAACTTTTACTGACGTAGCAACCCCAGCAATAAATAGTCAGTTTTCAAGAACCTCCGTAGAGTTCGTAGATGGAACTGCCACAACATCTATGTTTGCTGGAGGCATCGCCGAGACCCAGAACGTAGTTTTAGAAATACAGAACAACGCTGTTGGAGGCGGTATTCAATTGAATACTAACGCTGGTGCTGGAACAATATCTACAAACTCCGCTTTTCAACCCCAACGTATTTTAGATACTGCTGGTGGTGCTGGAACAGCAGGGCAAGTGTTAAGCAGTTTAGGAGGTGTCGCTGGGACTGCGTGGGTTCCTAATGGTGGTGGTGGTGGTGGCGTTCCTATCGTTAATTGTGTCCCTTGGGGTTTTGAAATAGGATTAACTGGTTCTACTGGTGTTATGAAATCAGCACCAGCAGTAGAGTTTATGTTCGGTCAGTTCAGCACAACCATCTCCAATTTATATGACACTACGACTGGGTCTCCACCTTTATACCAAAATGCCGTTTTTTGTGAGTGTTTTGTAAATTGTAATATACCAGAGGGAGTATTCACCCCTCCTACACCTTATTCTGCTGGTTCTCCAAATCCTCTAAACGACCCAAATCCAACAGGGGTTCCAGCGACCCAGATTTTATGGCATCTTCAATATGAGTTAAGCACAGCAGCAGGAACGCTTGTAGATTTTGCTACGCCGTGTTATGCTGGAACACCAATTCTCAACTTTCCACAACTATCATTTTCATTCCTTCCAGCAGGGAATTATTTTAACTCTTCTGCGTATCTTGTAGGGTTGTTGGATATAACTGGCGTTCCAGCAGCAACGACAATCACCTTTCATTTAAACGCATACACGAATACTGGTAGTATTGATACACGAACGACAACTGGAGGAACTCAAGGGTCTATTAGTATGAGGTGTTTCCCAGTTCGTCATCCGTGATTTTCATCAAGTCGTATATAGCAGACACCTCGTTTTAATCCTCCATTCTTTTCTTTGGGGGTTCGTAATGTCTCATACCTTTTCAAACAAACGCACTTCTCAATCGGCACAAAATATACCCATTTTGTCGTGTTCGTATCCTCTGGTTCGTCTGGTCTCAATTCGTTCGTGTGTCGCTGGGGTTTTATCCGCTCATCCGCCATAATGTCTTCGCAGTTCGCATAGTAGATGCCGTCAAGGAGGTTCCATATGATAAAATCGTTATGGCAAACCTTCGCCACATTTATCATCAAACCCTTTACCGCCAAGTCGCAATCACTCTTGAGGTCTCTCGTCTTAATCTCATACTTCGTCCCCTTCTCACCTACATAGTCATTCGCCTCAAACTCACTCTTTACTAGTTTTAAATTATGGTCGTTAAAATAGTTTTTCAAAATCGGCAACACAGCGACCTCCTCCGCTTTTCCAACACGCATATCTTCTTCGCACGTATTAAACATTCTAATTTTTATTACTAATTATAAAGTAGTAATTGATAATTTATTTAAATCCTTTATTGTGTAAATAATCAATTTGTATTATTAATTCTGTCCTTCTAAACATACATCAAAATACGTCCGTGTCTTTTGACAATACCCCCAGTAATGTTCCAGCAACTCTGCTGACCCTTCGCATTTGTGCTGACAGATGGGGCATAGGATTATCTCAACGACCGCTTTGGGCGTCTGGGGTTCAGCGTCCGCCCCAATCACCAAATCACCACTTTTTTCGTCATTTTCAATAATCTCATAATCGGCGAAATCATCTACCAAACTACCAATCATTAAACTCATCTTTTATAGATATATGTATATAATATTAAATTATATTATTATTTATATAATAAATATATAAATGCCACCGAAGAAAAACGTGGAAGTTGCCATAGCACCCCTATCTACCGCCACCACACGAGAACTAGTTGCTGACCCACTTGACGACAAAGAAATACGTGCCGTTCTTGGACGACACGCTAAAATCGTTCCTTATCACAAACTACCTCAATACAGAAACATAGACCAACTCTTACCTAAACCAAAGGACGCAGTTGTATTATTATATGAGAACCGCCCTATGGATGGGCACTGGGTCGCCTTAACCAAGAACAACGGCGAAATCTCCTTCTTTGACCCCTACGGCGAAGTGATTGACAAACAACTACGATACAGTCAGTTTTCAAAAGATAGGGTTGTAGGGGAGGGGGATACGTCCCTACGCAACCTACTATCTACGAGCAAACTCCCAGTATATTTCAACGACTACAAATACCAGCGAGACGGAACTGGGATAAATACTTGCGGACGCCATTGTGCCAATTTTATCAACTATAATTTAGACGAGGGTCTGGATTTAGAAGATTATAATGAGATGATGATGAAGACCCAAAAGGAGACTGGGTTGCCCTATGATGAACTCATCGCCAAGATGGTTCCAATCCATATCCCACATCCAGACGACGCAGTTAGGGTCAATTCATCCGCCGATACTGCGACAGCAGCACAGCGAGGACTGGGTGGGGCGAGACCCCTTGACCCCTCACTCTGGAACGAGGTCAAGGCATATACGAGACAGCGGTTTCCAAAATGGTCTGCGTATGCTTCTGGGTTCGCAGCAAAGATATACAAGGAGCGTGGTGGCAAGTGGGAGGACGACGGCAAGGGTCGCCCCCTTAAAAGATGGTTTCGTGAGGTATGGGCGGACGTCGGTGGCAAGGATTACCCAGTATTCCGCCCCACCAAGCGTATCTCAAAGGACACGCCACTCACGGCAAGTGAGGTGTCTCCAGCGAACCTTCGCAAACAAACCGTCCTTAAACAGAAGATTAGGGGTGAGAAGAACCTTCCAGCATTCGTGGGCGGTGGTGGGTTCTTTGACCGACTTTGGTAGTTTGGTAGATGATTTTTGATAAAACGCAACTTATCAAAAATCCAAAAAAAATGGTGATTTGGTGATTTTAACGCTACGACATCACCTAAACTCTGGGGGGGTCTCGTTATTCTTCGTCGGTGTCCTCTTTCAATTTATACCACAGCAACGCCCCTCGTGCGTGTTTCTTCGCTCCCATATTGTCTGTATAGTAGTGGTCTGCCTTGTAGTTCTTTTTGTATAATCCGTTCGTCGCAAAGAAGTCCTTTATCGCCGTCTTCTTCCAGCAGTCCTTCGCCAGTTCTCGTCGGTCATCCACCCAGTTATGGATTGCTACGACTAAATCCTTGATTTCAATACAAGGTATATCTTTCGCATCCATCGTAGGGTCAATCTCAACCTTGTCGCAGATTTCCGTCATAATTCGGTGGATTTGGATGTTGCTGGATAAATACGCTTGGGTTCGCTCACGGACTTCTGGTGGCACGAAGTCGCCCATCCTAAACTCACACGCCTTCAATTCCTTCAAGTGTCGCAACACGATACACATCAACGCCGAGCGGTGTTGGTTCCGCCACGCTGGTTCTTTCAACATAGGGTTTCCACGATATACGCCTTCCGCCTCATTCACCTCCGCCTCAATCTCCGTGAAGCGGTTTGGAAAGTAGATGTCAATAAACCGCTCCGCCTCCGCTCCGTTGGGTTGGGGGTCTTCTTGGAGGTCTAACCTCGCATTACATTCAATAGACCAAGTTCCGTGATTGAGGATTTTGGTTTTGTTGGAGTATAACGCCCTCGCTTGGACGCCCTCACCGCCAGTCAATTTTTTAATCGTCGCATTACACAACTTCTTCGTCTTCTTCGGTTCCATCGCACGACACCATCGCTTCTTGTCAATCTTCGCCAACGCTGGGTTGCCGTTGGTGGCGTTGATGGGGTCGGTGAATACTTCGTAGGGTAGGTCATTATAACCATAATCGCCGAGAATACTGGCGAAGAACTCGTTTATCAATCCTTTTCCGTTGCGACCAGCACCATTCCAGACGATAAACTTTTCCAAGCATTTCCCAACCAACGCCGAAGCGTAGATTGTCAGCAGTAGCGTCCTCACCGCTGGGTTCGGCAGTATTCCAGCGAGGACGCTGAGGACTGTGTTTATCCGTTCAGCGAGTTCGCCCTCCAACGCCCTCCCTTCATCACACGCCTCGTTATACCGCAACCAGTCGCCTTCTTCAAACGCCCATCCAGTCGTCATACTCACGAAGTCATCCATCTCGTAGGGGCGAAATCTCCCTTCGGCGAGGTTAAACACGCCGTTCGTAAATCCAAGCAATTCGCCGTTTTCATCAAACGCCACATCACGGTTCATCTCCGTCTCACACGCCCCAAACACTTTGTTCCGTGAGAATGTGTCTTGGATATGCTCCACGAACTTCGTCGCCCTACCGACGCAGTCTCCCATCTTCTCTGTGAGGTCGTCGCTCAAAATCTCATCACCGATTTTCTCTTTGATTTTCTCAACCTCATCTAGGATGTCGGTCGGTATTTTTTCTGTGATGAGGTAGGCGAGTTGGCGAGGATGTTCGCTGTTGGGGTGGGTCTTCCAGCGGTTATTCTCATCCTCCCAACACTTCCACTCGCCTTCTTTGAAGATGTTTTTTTCCCTCGCCAACTCACGATTGATATACCTAGCAAGACCAGCGTCGGTTTTAATCCCCATAGGGTCGGTCAATCGCTTCAATAACACTTCAATATCCCCCTTCACTTCCTTCTCGTCAAACTCTACGAAGTCGTCGGTTAGTCCGTCCCAGTTGAGGGTGGTCTCCATCTCCTTCCGTTCCCAGCAGACATCGTATCCCATCTCCGCCGACCATTTGTTAAGGGTGGCGACAAACTTCGGTATATCGCCAAACTCTTTGATGATGTTTTTGATGAGGCATTTAAATCCGTCGTATTCATACTCAAAGACGCTTTCCAGCAACTCATTCGGTTTCTGGTGCTTGAAGACATCCGTATCTTTTGACAGTCGCTCCATCAATCCGCCGACCAAGCGGAACTCGTGCTCTTGGGCGTAGTAGGATAGGAAGGTCAGTTCCCACCCAGCATCTTTGCCCTTTCCTTCGCCTTGCTTCTTCGTGTTCCGTGCGAACTCTTTGAGGACATCGTTCGCTTTGATGAGTTCCTTGTTAATCGCCTTCAATTCTTCGGTGAGTTCCTTGTGGAATGACGGCATCTCGCCTTTGAGGTTGTGTTCCTTATACCATCGTTCCGTGTTCGCTTGACCCCCACCATACAGCGTTGAGTTGATGAGGTCTTTGATGATTTTGTCGCTTTGTTTGTCGCTTGGATTAAGCGAAAACGCCGAGTAGAATAACTTGCGGACTTCTGCTTTCTTATCCACCCAACGAGTAATCGTGGGGCATTTGATTTTGTTCTTGGAGCAGATGTTCTTGAAGATTGAAGCGTGAGCGGAGGCGAGGTCAAAGTCGGCGTAGTCGTCTTTGGCGATGAGGTTCCGTATATCACGAGGCAACGAACCCAGCGACAACATACCGACTGGATACGCTCTGCCCCAAGTCTTCTTCCCTTCACGCTTATACTCTACCGCCACGCAACCGTTTTTGATTTTGCGGTAGTAGAGTTGAAGGTGATTGAGTGGCGAGTTGATTTTTGCCTCCTTCAATTGACGAGCGAAGTGGGGTTTCATCGTCGCTGGATTGTAGGGGGTGTCGCTGACTTTGCCACTCTTCAGCAACCACGCAATCTTTCTGCGGTCAATCACCTCACGACCAGTCGTGCGGAGAATGTAGTTGGGTTGAGTGGTTCGCTCCAGCGTCAGCGGAGGGTTGGGGGGTGGGGGGGTCGCCATTTGTCCTAAATCTTTGGGGGGTTCTACTATATCTATTGAAAGTTTTTTAAGTTCTTTTTCAACAATATTCTTTTTCGGTTTTGGTAAAATCTTGATTATCGGCGTCGTCGGTGTTTTGGGTGCGTCCATCGTCGGTGTGATGATTATGCGTGTGATTGATTTAATGATGATTTTTCATTTCAATTTTTTCCAAATGCTAATTATTTATCATTTCACTAAATCTAAATTGATTATTAATTGAATAAAAAAAAATGGGTCAAACCACCGACCCAGACTGTATATCGTGTCAATTTTTAGAAGCAGTTCCCAGAAGCGTCAATCGCAGCGTTTAAATCGGCGTTGGCGTCATCAATCGCATCGTCCCAGCAGCAACCGCATTTTGGGGCATCCTCGCATCTGTCTTGCTCGGCGTCGCTGTCGCTGTCGTCTCGGTCTTCGTAGTCGCTGTCGCAGTCAGCACATCTCCATTCCGCTCCATTCTGTATTGCCTTGTAGTGTTCCGCCCCAGTATAACAAGTGAGACCGCATTCTTCGCAGACTGCGTATTGCTCCTTGATTTCGGTAGTCATCGTCGTCGTCGTCATCGTGATTGGTTAATCGCTGGATGTGATTGATTTGATTATTAGCAATTCAATTTTTTCCAAAATCAATTGAACTGACGCTCATCTCACAGAAAATCAATTTTTTATTATTTTTTTTATTTTTGATTTTTGATTTTCTTTATGATGTTGATTTTCTTTATCATTCTAGAAAAAATTGAAATGCTTTTAATCCATTAAATCATACCCAGCGTTAAAGCAAACACACGAACGAACTACGAAATGTCTCAAGAACTCAATCAATACGGAAGCATCGGCGTCTTCGCTGACGAGGAACCCCAGCAATACAACATCTTTGCCGAAGAAGAACCAGTCGCCCCCAAACCCAAATTGACCCTTAAACCCAAAAAACAACCTACCAAAAAAGCGGTCAAGGAGGTCGCCGTCGTCGCCGAAGTCGTCGCTGAACCAGTCAAGGAGGTCGCCAAACCAGTCATCGCCGATGATGTTGAAGTCGTTGATATGAGCGTGATTGAAAGGATGATTGCCGACGCTGTCGCCCCACTCCAGCAACGCATCAAAGCGATTGAAGACCACGAGGACGCCCAACCCCTCAGGGCGGAGGGAGGTCGTCTGGGATACTACCAAGTCAAGGATGGTGATGAGGAACTCAATCGTCTCCGCAACCTCAACAGAGACCTTCGCAAGGAGATTGAGGCGAAGACCAAGACCAACCAGCAACTCCAAGACCAACTTCTCGGTGATGAGGGCAACGAGGTTGTCCGTCTGCGTGAAATGAATACTGCCCTTCGCAAGGAGCGTGATGGTGCGAGAAAGGGTCGCAAGGAGGCGATGGAGATGGCGGAGAAATACCGAAGACTTCTGGAGGCGAACGGCATCTGCTACGAGGCTGACTAAAAAAAGGTGAGTATCAAGGAATATATGGGACGGCGGTTTTGTCCCTTTTTTTTACGATACACGATATACGATATACGATTTATGGTTAGATTTATGGCGAACGGAAAATTGAAATGATTTAATCTGGTTAAATCATACCCAGCGATAAAGCAACAGACGATATGAACGCACAAGAACAACAGAACTACTTCAACGAACTTGCCGAGAAAATGATGAAGGGTGAAATCACAACGGAACAAGCGTGTTCCTTGTTTAAGGAATGGACTAACGCTGGATATGCCGACGAAATTGAAGCACTTGAAAATGACTTATCCAACGCCGAGAAGGAACTGGCGGAATTGAAGAAGGAGAATGAACGACTGAACGCAACGAGGATGGGCGTATATCAGCGTGAGAAGCGTTTGGAGGATGCGGAGGCGAAGGTCAAGGAATACCAAGAGAAGTTTCAATCACTCTGGGAGGACAACGTCGTCATCCCTAAATACTGGTATGTTGATGAGGAGACGGAGGAGAAGGTATTTGACACAGATGAGATGGAGAGTGCCTTCCACGACGCTATGGTGGATTTAGGTGCGTATAATGATGAGTTAGAGTGTGAGGAATAAGCGGTGGAAGAGGATAGTATGGGGTCGGCGGTTTTGACCCTTTTTTTTGGGACAAGGGTTTTATGGCATCCAAGTCGCCAAAATCCCAAATCACCAAATCACCAATTTTTTACGATTTTGGGAAAAGTTCTAAAAGTCAAAAATCATCTACCAAACTACCAAAACTGTTAGATTATTGGTAGATTGGGTAGATTGGTAGGATAATATGCTCTCGCGTTGGTTTTTTTTTAATTTGGTGATTTGGTGATATAATCTGTAATAATCATTAACTTTACAGCGGTTTAGGGACTTAAAGAGACCATTTTATAGAAAACCATACAGAAGTTTTTCTTTACTGACTTTAAGGATGGAACTGGTAATCACGGAAAAAGCAGACGACGTATCGGTTAAGTATAGGTGCGACCTATGCGACTTCAACCCATATCAAGCGTGGTGTAAGGGCAACGTCGCTCGTTTTCACGCTGCCCTTATGAAGCACAAGCAAACGAGACGACATATGGAGGCGGAGGCATTCGCAAGGGGCGAACAACCAGTCAGCATCAGTAAGGAAGGGGTCATCTCGGCGGACGTCCCAGCGGAGCGACCCCCCCATTTCTACATTTCAAAACTGGAAACGATGATTGATAAATTGGAGCAACGCATAGATGCTCTCAATTCTGCGTATGAACCGAGCGAAGCGAGTAGCGAGGATAATCTAAAAAAGTTTGGTAGTTTGGTAGATGATTTTCGCCAAAATGAAAATTCTGGATTTTCACGAAAAAGTGGTGATTTGGTGATTTTGGCGGAACCGCCGAAGGAGGTATTGAACGTCGCCACTATCCACTTTCAATTTAAGGAAATGGAGTTGAAGGCGTTGCGGAAGTTTGGCGATGGGTCGTGTATCACGAACACAAATGCGTTGAACGCAGTTCAGCGGTGTTTAAATTGGTGCGAGGTGTATATTAAGGACGAGGGACGTCGGTCAAGGAACACGGCGTATTTGAAGAAGACGATGGAGATGATTAAGTCGTTATGTGCGTTGGTTGCTGAAGGTTGGAGGGCGGAGGACGAGGACTACGATGCGATTGGTGAGCGACTGGATACGATTATGGAACACGAGTGGTCGGCGTGAGACCCACTCTCCCCATTTTGGTCGGCGAGGGAAAAACGACACGATGTCTTCTCGCTTTTTGACTGTATTGGAAAAAAATTGAACCAGAAGAAAATGGGAGATTATGAGGGTTAGTGTTTCCAAACAGACAGACAAACTACCGAACGATGCCCAACTACTACAATCACGAAGATTATGTCAGCGTGAAGGATATGCGTGGATGGCACAAAGACGACAAAGCGGAGCAGATGGAGATTAACTGGTGGATTAGGATTGAATACTACGCCAACAAGGGCAACCACGCCCAGTTTGGGAAAATGGTGAAAAAATGGCACGAAGACCACTCGTTTCCAAACACCTTCCCAGCGACCGACACGATGAAAATCGGCAAAATGGCAAAGAGGATGCCGAAGAAGACCTACTGGGAAGACTACGAACATAGTGCGTTGATTAGGACTATCATCGCCGAAGGTGAGAGGATTGAAGCACGACTGGAGGCACTTATGGCGAGAAACTAAAAGGTAAGTAGGGGGGTTTAATCAACCCTTTTTTTTCGTATTAAAGAATAAGACAGTAGTTCAAAACAAGCGAGATGTCCTCGCATCCATCAAAAGCGTATATGACAGAACACCACGCCCAGATTGAAGCGTTGCGAGACGAGATGAAAGCGAAAATACCTTGCTCTTTTCGCAAGTATTTTTATACGTGTGAGTGCGGAGCAAAGGTCGGTTTCCACTGCTTCCGCTTCCATATGGCGACAGCAAAACATCGTAAGGTATGCGGAGACCTACCCCCACCAAACAAGACGATAAATGATGTGATTGAAAAATGACTTAAAGACGGTTCAATATATTATCTAAGTATATACTAACGTAGAATGTCCGCCACCGAAGCAACCTCCGCCACCGCCGAAGCACCAGTCAATCGCCAGTATATTCAGCGATGCTTGTTTAATTGGAGGCACCAACTCCAGATAGACCTCACAGTTGAAGAACACGCCGTATTTAGGGAGAATAAGAAGCACTACCTCAAAGTGGAGCATCTAGACCCCTCGCTTGTCTGTAAGATGATTAAGCGGTTTCACCCAGAGTTCCAATTTCCAAGCAACCCTATCCCAATTCCGCAAAATAATAATATTAAGGAAGTATGTGAAGGGAAGTTGCCCCTTCACACTCCACCCATTTAAAATGTTATGAAGCAACACAACATTTTAACCGAACTTATTTCTTCTTGTCTTTTTGGATTGTCTCCAAATCCTCACCCTCCGCCATACCAGCAGAGAGCAACCAGCACGACCTCTCTGTCATAATGACTTGCGGATAATTTTTGAAAACACAACACCACCTCGTCTCCATCTTTTTTATTGCTTGAATGTCCTTTATGTCTAAACCGACATAACTCTCCAACAAATACCGCTGACCCCTCAAACTACCGCTATGTGGGAAATAGACGATTGCGTGTGCCTCGTTTAGGATACGTCTGGTGTTGCCCTTATCGGTGGGAAGATGCGACACATAACAAGCGGAGATTTTGAAGTGGCGACCGATTTCTAAAACTTGGTTGGCGAGTTCTACGACTGCTGTGCGGATTTTCTTGTCGGCAATACAGTCTTGGTCGTCAAAAATCACCAAACTCTCTTGTAGTTCCTCTGGTTTAATCGGTTTCTTGTAGATGTCCTCGTCCATCTTCACACGCTTCGGTTTCACACTATCCAAACTCTCATCCTCCTTTAGCGACGAAAAAAGGTATATCTCTCTGTCTGGATATGCCTTGCGGAACTTCTCGCAATATTTACGTATATAGGTAGATTTACCAGACCCAGATGCTCCAGTCAAATACAAAATCTCTCGCTCACTTTTCGTGTTGGGGATTTGCTGGAAGTGGAACTCTTCTGGCAATTCAAGACGAGGGAACCCCTCCTTTGGTTTATCGCTTCCAGTCGCAACCCAGATTTGCTTTCCTTTTAAATATCCGTCGCCCTCAATAGACGCCAAAGGGCGACCTAATTTTTCCACATTAAGAGACATCACGTTCGTTATATATGATATTAAAATATGATTATATTATTTTTTCTTGAAAAAGTTTAATGTTTCTTGCTGGATTTTATCATCATTCTTTTTGATTATTTCATCAATATCAGCGGAGGGAGAGACACCCATTTCTTTTAGGACGAACTTCGCCCTTGCCTTCGTAGCGTCATCTGTATAGTGTTCCAGTAGCAATTTGACCGCTTTGAGTTGCGAGTTCATTTGGTATAACGCCCCAATCGGCGAATTGAATAAGCGTGTGAGATGAACCATTTCTTCGGTTTTACCTTGTATATTGTAGATAGAAAATAACCGCTTCTTTGCTTTAAATAAATTGCCCTCACGAGTATATTCGGCAACCTCATCTGTGAGTGCTTTGAGTGGGTCATCCACGCTCTTTGGTTCTGTGAAGGAATAAATGACGGACAGTTCAGTCATCGTATTCGCTAAATACAGAACATAATCAATTTTGATGAAATCAAGATTTTTACCTTGAATGGCACGTAGGAATGCTGTGCGAGTAAAATCCTTGATGTCGTTGAACTTGGTTTTGCTCTCATCCGTATTCTGGACTTTGAGTTCTATGAAGTAGAGATTGTGGCATCTACCCTCTTGCGACCGCTTCAAAATGCTACGGATTTCGGTGTATATTTGTTGTGCGGATGCCTCCTCGTTGATTTGGGAGAAAAGGTCTATGTCGCTGTAATATCGCTGGATTGCGAGTTTTGCTGACCCTTGAATGCTGATAGGTTCATCTTTGTATTTGAGTGTGTTGATGATGCCGACGATGTCGCCAGATACGACACGCTTTTCACATACGTCCGCCATTATATTTAATTATAGTGAGATTATATTTATTAAATATTATACTTGTATATTATTAATAGGATGAACCCTCAATTCAAAAATTATCTGGATGGGATAGGAATGTCGCCGAAACAATACCTAATGGAAGCACGGAATAATGCGAATAAACACGGATACGATGCGGACACCCTTGAATTCACCGAGAATGGTGATGCGAAGTTGGTCTATGAGGGGACGTCGTTTGGGCGTGTCGGTTATAGAGATTTTATTATATGGCGTCATTTAGAGAATACAAACCAAGTGCCGAGAGGAACGGCGAGAGAACGTCAGTCGTCATACTTGGCAAGGGCGAGGGGAATAAGAGGGTCGTGGAGGGGAGACCCTAACTCACGCAACTCACTTGCCATATCTATTCTATGGGACGGAACCCCTTCGTTGAGTGGTGGAAAATTGAACCCCAAGAAGATTGCGATTGCGAAGAAGATTATTGATTTCACCCCAGAAGAAGTTATGGATGACTACGAGAGATTGAAGGAGATGTCGTGCGACAACCCAGAGTTGCCGAAAAGTCGTGCTGGATTGAAGGTGGTGGATGACGCCACATTTCCAGCGAGGATGGATACATTCAGCAAGGGGTATAACCTATATACGTTCATAGAGGCGTTGTATCGTGGAAAATTGAAGGATAAACCCTACATCAAAAAACTACAAGATTATAATGCGAGGATGAGCGACAAGGCATCACGCAACCCCTACTACGCTGCCTTGAAGATAAAGCAACTCTATTTCGGTAGTGTATCCGCATTTAAACCCTCCGTTGCCAAGTGGATTTATTGTAAATTGGGTGCGAAGAATATCCTTGATTTTAGTGCTGGTTGGGGTGGTAGATTGGTAGGTGCTATGGTTCTACCAGACACCACGTATATTGGGATAGACACGAATAAAGACCTCAAAAGGGGATATGACAAGATGATAAAAGAGTTGGGGGTTGGTCGTCGTGCGAGGATGATTTATGCTGATAGTGCGAAGGTGGATTATTCTAAATTGAACTATGATACAGTATTCACGTCGCCCCCCTACTTCACTTTGGAGAAATACGAAGATATGCCGTCGTATGAAACGAGGGAAGAGTTCAACGAGAAGTTCTACCACCCAGTATTGCGAAAGGTGTGGAGCGGATTGAAGAAAGGGGGGAAGTTGGCATTAAACATTCCTCACAAGGGGGGCGGTGGAGATATGCTTGGCGATGCGGAAAGCGTGTTGGGAAAACCGAACGACCGCTTTGAATTGCCTTTGGCGAAGGGTGGAAAGCAAGATAAGGCGAGGGGTCGTTCCGCTGGTGGATACAAAGAGTATGTTTATGTGTGGGTGAAATAAGTCGCTGACGCTCCTACTCCGTTGGAGAATTAATTTTTTATTTATTTTTGGATTAATAATATGTAGTTCATCATTTCAATTGATTTTGGAAAAAATTGAAATGCTTTTAATGTGTTTAATCATACCCAGCGTTAAATCACAAATCAACGGAACAACGAACAAATGAGCGGAAACATCTTGAAGTTTATCCAGCACCTCGCCGACGGCAGAACGATTGAAAAGGACACCCCATTCACCGACGCCGACCAGAAATACAACGACAGAAGAAGACAAAGATTATATGAAAGGGCGGAGACGGCGATAAGGAGCGACAGATGGAACCTCGTCCTCCAAAGCGACACATATGGACTGCCAGAACAAGCAATCAACTACATCAACGACGCCACCGACTTCAAGTTCTACGCCGACGCACTCGCCTACACCCCACAATACAATATTGGGATTGGAGCAGCACCAGACACGACCGCCAAACTCATCTACTATCTCTCTGCTGCTTGGTTGCGTGAGAACCCCCCTGACATTCGCACCCAGAACGGACTTGGTGGCGGTTGGAGTTGCGGAGGATACAGCGGACTATGGGCGGACTTCTCGCTCCAAATCAAGGCGGACGACGAATTCGCCAAGAAGCACCACTGCCCTCACAACTCATACTTCATCGGTGTTCGTATCGTGTTGGATGATGAACCCCTCAACCCAGACGGCACTCGGTCTCTCAATCGCATCGTCAATATCTTCGCACAGAGAGAAGTCTTCAAAATCGTCTCGGTGGAATTCTCCTACGAACCCTTCCAAAAAGGAAAGACAACGGTGCTTTGCCCCTCATTCGGCGAAGCGGAAGACCCCTTCTTCGTGAGAACATACAAACATCATCTCCGCCGTCTGGAAGAAGAAGCAAAGGAGCGTCGTCGTGAAGAAAAGCGTATCGCTCACCAAGCATTCCTCGCCGAACAGCGTCAGCGAGACCTTGATTGGAGGGCAAGATTGGAAGCAGACCTCGCCACCACAATCGTCGCCTACAACGCCGAAGAAGAAAACATCAAAAAAATCATCCGCTTCAACAGAGAAAAGGTTGCTGAACCCTACGCCAAGCGGATTGAAGCGAAAGAAGCGGAGCGTCAGCGTGAGGAGGCGGAGCGTCGCCACGCCGAGAAGATGAAGCAGAAGGAAGCAGAACGCCTCGCCAAGTTTGCGACGAAGCGTAAATAAATCAGCGGATACATAATAACGCAAGGTGAGTATTATTATGTATGTGTTTAATCAACTAACACTTTTTTTCTTACATTTTAGGTGGTTTGTATTTAGGGTCTTCCACGCCTAGACGACGAGGCAACCCCTTCAACAACCCTAATGCCTTATCTTGGAGCATTTCGCTATGAAGTAGGGGAGACTGGTCTTGGAGACTTCCACGATGCGTATAAACATCGTTTTCTTGGTCTTGGAACCCCTCATAACTCTCCTTCGGCATACGAGGGCGACGGACACCGCCAAACGCACCACGAGGTCTCGGTGTAGGATTGAGGTCTTCATCGGTGGGTTGGAGTGCTTTTGGTAGTTTGGCATATTTGATATTTACATCAACTCCGTTGCCACCACCTTCCATACGACCACGACCCTTCACGCTTTCTTTGCGGACGTTGGCAGACTTCTCGCCGTATTTAAAACGATACGCCTTCGTTCCATTACACATTCCAGAATTGAAGCAACAGCGACCTTTTCCGCTTCGCATACCCACGCCCACATAACCCTCTTCCTCGTCCGCTGGGTCAATTGGACGTGCTGGTGGAACATAGGGAGCAACACCTATATTCCCTTGTTGCTGACCTTGCTGACCTGCTGCTGGGGGTGCTTGTTGCGAGGGGGGAAGGTTGAACCAATACTGGATTAATCGTGCTGCGATGGCACCAACGGCGTAGGGGGTAGGAAGGAACGGAATGAGAACGTCTGGATGGTCTCGCAGATAAGTCAAGATGGTCTGGACGTCCTCACGACGATAGACACCCCTCGCTCTTATAAAAACATCCCTAACTGCTGGTGGTATTCTACTTGCCACTCTACCGCCACTAATAACTGCTTGACCCAATCCTCGTAGTGCTGGAAGCAAGATGGCGTAGAATGTTCGCCTACTCATATCGCCGATAGATGCGAGAACCTCCGCAACTCCCTCACCTTCCATACGTCTAGCACTACCGAGAACACTACTGTTTTGAAGGTTCTTCTCAATAACGCCAGTGCTGTCGCCGATATACGAATTACCCCTATATCTATTTTTTAAATTAGCGAGGGTATTAGGAACAACTTGCGTCCCAGTAAAATCGTTGGCAAGACGGAGGGGGCGTCCTCTCGGTGTTGCCCCTCTTCCTTCCTTGAACCAATCACCGACTTTTGAAAGACCCATCTTCCCTAACTTGAATAGGTCTCCGCTGAATGAATTTCCAGTTGCTCCACGATACGCATCACCAGCCATACCAGCAAGACCATCAGCAATCAAACTACC